CCAGACAATATCTCTCCGATGCGGTTTACGACCAGTACAGTCCATGCTGGTCCGGCTTTAGGCCAGCCTCAACAGAATTGATAACACTTTGACCCAATCTAAGAAACCGCTGTTGGGGGCCATAATCCCACGGCTACATTCCAAGCCACTTAACACTAAGTCGAGGGCTCCGGAAGTCTTAGAGCTTGCAGAAGCTATCGGGCAACCGGCTCTCGAATGGCAGAAGTACGTTTTAAACGACATGTTATCGGTGCGAGAAGATAATTCATTCATTAGGACCAGTTCACTTCTTCTTGCAGCTCGCCAGAATGGTAAAAGTTATATAGGCAGAATCAGAGCTATAGCCGGCCTAGTCCTATTCGGCGAAAAGAATCAATTAATTATGAGCTCGAATCGAGGCATGGCATTAACTAACTTTCGAGAGATCGCTTACCTATTCGAAAGCTCAGATTATCTAAGGCCGATGGTTAAACAGATTCGCTTTGCTAACGGTACAGAATCGATCGAGATATTACCTAAGTATGGTGGCGGTCGGTTAGATGTAGTAGCTTCGACTAGAGATGGTAGCCGTGGTCGCTCCGCTTCTTATCTCTGGATCGATGAGCTTCGAGAAGTAAATAAAGAAGCTTACGCCGCAGCTCTGCCAGTTACCCGGGCGCAACCTAATAGCCAGAGTTACTTTAGCTCTAATAGTGGCGATGCTTTTAGCGATGTATTAAATAACTTACGGGAGAAGTGCCTAAGCCATCCGCCGGAGAGTTTAGGATTTTATGAATACTCTGCTCCCGAGTTTGCTCCGGTTACAGATCGAAAAGGCTGGGCGATGGCTAACCCATCACTAGGCACACTAATTACAGAAAATGCGATCGAAGAATCGCTAGCTGTAAATACGATCGAGGATTTTCGTACAGAAACGCTTTGCCAATGGATTAGCTCGCTAGCTAGTCCGTGGCCACATAATTCGGTCGAAGATACCAGCGATAAATCTCTACAGCTGTCGCCGGGTCCGCTTACTATATTCGCCTTTGATATTAGCCCGAGCCGTCGAGATGCTTCGCTAGTAATGGGCCAGATAACGCCGTCTGGAAAAATTGGCGTAGCTGTATTAGAAACCTTCTTTAGCCAAGTAGCTGTAGATGATACCGTCGTAGCCGCAGCTATAAAAAAATGGGCCGATATCTATTTCCCGAGAGTTATTGCATTCGATAAATATACGACCCAATCGGTCGCCACAAAATTAGAGCGATCCGGATGCGCCGTTAAGGATGTATCGGGTCAACAGTTTTACCAAGCTTGCGGAATGCTCCACGATGCCCTAGCTAATGGAAAACTGGTTCATTCTGGGCAGGATATTCTTATAACCCACTTTAATAACTGCGCAGCTAAGCAATCGGATGCAAGTTGGAGAATCATCCGAAGGCGATCAGCTGGGCCTGTCGATATTGCAATCGGCGTAGCGATGGCGGTTTACCTACTTACAGATCCGCCAGAGATAGCTCAAATCTACGTTTAGACACGATCAGCGAATACCCGAATATGCTTGATTTTTGCGAGAGAATATGCTCATGGGATTACTTCAAACGCTGGGCCTTCGTAATGCGAGCACGCCTAAAGTCGAAGCGCAATATGCGCCGGCTGTTATGGATTCATCATACGGTATTGGTTATTTTAATACTGGCTCTGCTAATGCTTTAGGTGTTGGCTCTGTCGGTCGTGATTTTGCGATGCAGGTGCCAACAGTTGCAAGATGTCGTAACTTAATCGCTGGAGTAATTGCATCTTTAGATTTAGAACTGTATAACAAAACTACAGGTAAAGAATTAGGTAAGCCAAGATGGTTAGAGCAACCAGATGTAAGACAACCTAGAAGCGTTACGATGGCATGGACCATCGATTCACTTATTTTCTATAATTTAGCTTACTGGAGAATTACAGAAACCTACGCCGACGACGGCCGACCTTCTCGCTTTGAATGGGTCGCTAATAACAGAGTAACTTTTACTACTAATAATTTTGGTACAGAAATCGAACAGTATTACATCGACGGAATCGCCGTACCTATGCAATCTATTGTAACTTTTCAAGGATTAAATGGCGCAGGAGTTTTACAATCTGGCGCACGTACTATTCAAGCTTCTTTAGATTTAGAAAAGGCGGCAGCTGTAAGCGCAGCTACTCCAATGCCTACCGGATATATTAAAAACACCGGAGCAGATCTACCAGAATCTCAAATCTCTGGATTATTAGCAGCTTGGAAATCTAGCCGCATGAATAGGTCCACGGCCTATCTCACGAGTACTCTCAGTTACGAAACTACTGGCTTCTCACCTAAAGACATGACCTACAATGAAAGTTTACAATTTTTATCGACCCAGGTAGCGAGATTAATGGGCGTACCTGCATGGATGGTAAGTGCTGATATGAATAACAGTATGACCTATCAAAATATCTTAGATTCTAGAAAAGAATTTCTGGCCTATACCCTGCAACCCTATGTAAGTGCCGTGGAAAATCGTTTATCTATGAACGATATAACAAATAGTCAAAACGTGGTCCGCTTCGCCGTCGATGATACATTCTTACGAGCAGATGCTATGGAAAGATTAAACGTTATAGAAAAGATGCTTAATCTTGGGTTAATCGACATCGATCAAGCTAAAGAGATGGAAGATTTAACGCCAGATGGTAACGATTCAGAAATGGAAGAAGAAGATACAGAAGAAGAAGATCTACTAGATAACGAAACCGAGTTAGGACTATAAATGGAACTAGAAAACATACACTTAACCTTTGCTAGCCAAATTGAATCTAGTGATGCTGGCCGTAGATTAATTTCTGGGGTCGTATTGCCGTTTAATACTGTAGGTAATACCTCAGCTGGCCCGGTTCAATTTAACTCTGGATCTGTAGAGATCCCAGACGCTAAGCGCATTAAATTACTCGCGCAACATTCAGCAAATGATCCGATAGGTAGAGCACAAAGCTTCCAAGTTACCCAAGATGCAATTTACGGAACTTTTAAAGTAAGTGCATCCCAGAAGGGTAATGATTATTTAATCATGGCCCAAGAAGAATTAATTTCATCTCTGTCTATTGGAGTTGACGTTATTAAAGCTAAAAAAAATGCAGACGGCGTATTAGTCGTATCAGCTGCCAGAATGGTCGAAGTGTCTTTGGTCGAGAGCCCGGCTTATCCGGATGCAATCGTTACCAAAGTAGCCGCTAGCGAAGGCGATGCGGTAGAAGAAAACCAACCCAAACAAGAAAGCGAGGCTATCTTGGACAACAAAGCTCCAGAGCCAACCGAAGAAAAGGCAGAGGCAGCTACTCCAATCGTAGAAGCATCTCGCCCAGTAACATCTACTCCGTTCATCTCTACTACTGTACGTTCGCCTATTAATGATTTTGCGAGCTACACAGAGCACAAAATTAAAGCTGCTCTAGGATCAGATGAATCACGTTTATTCATTTCAGCTGCGGATGATTCATTCTCAACTAACCCAGCTTTTAACCCTACTCAATACCTAAGCGAATTCGTAACGAATACACGTTTTGGAACTCCTACAATCGATGCATGTTCACAAGGAACTCTGCCTAGCGTTGGTATGACCATAAGTGTTCCATCTTTGGTTACTTCAGCTGGTGGCGGTACTGGTGTAGCTCCAGTAGTTACAGTAGAAGCCGAAGCCGGTGCAGTACAAAATACCGGAATGGAAACCGTCTATCTGAATGGAACTGTTCAGAAGTATTCAGGCATGAATACGCTATCTGTGGAGCTCCTAGAGCGCAGCGGATATCCTGGCTTTTACTCAGAGTTGACCCAGCAACTACAGAATGCCTATTTAACTGCAATCGATACAGCTGCACTTACAGCACTTCTAGCAGCTGGTAACGCCGCAACTGCAGAAACAGCCGACAGCACAGGTATTATCGATTTCACTTCAGAAGCTTCAGCTGCAATCTACAAAAACACAGGTTACTTCGCACAGAACTACATCGCTAACCCAGCACAGTACCAAGCTCTATTAGGTGCTACTGATACAACTGGTCGCCCGATTTACAATGCAATTCAACCTATGAATGCGGCCGGTCAAGTGCGACCATCTGCGATCCGTGGTAACGTGCTAGGTCTTGATCTATACGTAGATAAAAACTTCTCACAAGCTGCATTCGATGATAACTCAGCTGTTATTTTGGCTCCAGAAGCTTTCACCGTTTACCGTAGCCCACAGGCTTACATGAGCGTAAACGTCGTAAGCAATCTACAGGTGCAAATTGCTATCTACGGATTCATGGCAACAATCGCAAAAATGCCATACGGAATCATTAAGTACCAAAAAGCCTAATAACCAATAAATAATCCTCTAGGGTTTAGTAGCCCTATCCCTAGGGGAGCTTTTTAGAAAAGGAGTAAAGAGAATGCCAGCTACTTACGTAACTGTCGCCGAGCTAAGGGCCAATCTTGGCATAGGTACTCTTTACTCCGATTCTGACGTGGAATCTGTGTGCCAAACAAGTCAAGACCTTCTCAATAGTTATTTGTGGTTTGATTTTGCTCCAGTAGTAGGCGCAACTATAAGTAACAATGTAGCGACAGTAATGCTTGCTAATCCCGGACTATTCGTTACCGGAGAATCTGTAACGTTGGCTGGATGCGGTGCTACTTATAACGGCACTTACACAATTACCGGCACGGTGCCATTCTCTAGCGGTACTAATAACATTCTTCCGATGCTTTGGTGGCCGTGGGCATGGCAAAACTGGCCTAACGGTTATTCGTTTATTCAATTTACTAAAACTGCGGCCGATGATAACTTTCATCGAATCGTGCCATACGGCACGGCTACCGGGCCAGATACAAAGACAGCCACTTACGCTAATACACCAGCGATCCGTCAAGCTGCAATGATATTAGCTGTAGATATATGGCAAGCCCGGCAAGTATCCCAAACCGGCGGAGTAGGCATGGATGGCTTTACCCCGAGCCCTTATCGTGTCGGGTACCAATTAATAAACAGGATCAGAGGGCTCATACAGCCGTACGCTAATCCTTCTTCTTTGGTGGGATGATGCCAGTAGCTATAACTACCCTACGATCCACAATCGCTACAGCTCTTACAAATAATGGCGTATGGAGCACGTTCGCCTTTCCGAGCCCAACTTTATTGGCTAATTCTGTAACGGTGTTGCCAGGCGATCCTTACTTACAGCCTACAAATGAAGGCTATAACACTATTGCGCCACTAGCTAACTTTCGTATTCTAATGGCCGTACCTGCTTTGGATAATCGTGGCAACTTAGCCGGCATCGAGGATTTTATCGTGGCCGTGTTTAATAAACTAGCTGCATCCGGGCTCTCTTATAATGTTACTAGCGTATCTACTCCGTCTATTACAGATGCGGCAAGTGGAGCACTTTTAACGGCTGAATTAAATATATCAATCCTTACGAGTTGGAGTTAACATGTCTGATCTATATGATATAAATGAAAATAATTTTCTGGCCCGAACCGGTCAGATTAAGCAAGAAGAAGTAAAAACTAAAGCTGCGCCAGCAGAGAAAGAAGAAGAATAATGGCCGTACAATTACAATCTACCGTCGGCGTTAAGATCAACTCTGTTGATATCAGCGACCACGTATCAAGTGCAACACTTTCACAAATTTTCGACGAGCTGGAAATGACCAGCCTGGGCGATAATGCTCATCGATTCGTAAAAGGCCTAGAGGCTTCAACGCTAGCTCTAGATTTTTTTAACGATTTTGCTGCTTCTCAGGTAACACCTACCCTTCAAGCTGCTTACGGTACGACCGTTACAGCTGTATTAATTCCAGTAAAGGGAACAGCGGTAAGCGCAAGCAATCCGCTATATACCGTTTCAATTTTGGTTAATAACTTAACCCCTATTGCCGGCGATGTCGCAAGCATTAATGCGTCATCGATTTCTTTTACATGTAACTCAACAGTAGTACAAACAACCACAGGAACCTTCTAAGGAGAATATAACTAATGGCAAAACTAAAAATTACAAGGGCTAACGGAGAAGTAACGGAACACCGTATTACTCCGGGAATTGAGTACGCCTTCGAGTTGGTTCATAAGGCCGGTATCTCTAAGATTTTGCGGGAGACAGAAAAACAAACAGAAATCTTCTGGCTTGCGCATGAATGCTTACGCAGATCTGGAGTTACCGTGCCTACCTTCGGTCCGGAATTCGTCGATTCTCTAGAATTGGTCGAGGTACTCGAAGAAAAAAAATAGCTATTAGTCGGAGTTCGATGGCCTATCTGATCGCAAAGCTCAGCGTAGAGACCGGGATTCCGCCTAGAGAATTTTTAGAAATGGATGATGAGATGTTACGTCATATCATCCAAGTATTTAACGATAAAGCTAAGGAGTATAAAGATGCCAGTAAACGTAACGGGCGTTAAGCAACTCCAGAAGGCTATGCGTGCTGTGGATGATGACTTATTTAAAGAGATGAGTACCGGCATAAAGGCCGTAATGATTCCAATTAGAGATAAGGCTAGAACATACCTACCACGGCAGGATGAAGTTTTAAGCGGATGGGGTACGGCTACAGCTTCTATAGCTACTGCCAATTACAGAGCATTCCCGGCTTACGATTATCAAACCGCTAAAACTGGTATTAAATATAAAGCCGGATCTAATAAACGTAATCGTAATGGCTTCTCGGTTACTAACTACGTCTCTAACGAATCTGCTCCCGGTGCTATTTTTGAAACCGCTGGTCGTAAAAATCCTTACGGTAGTAAAGGCGGAAGATCTTTAAACCCAGATGCTTCTATTCAATTTATCCAAGCGTTGCCCGAAATGATGAATAACTTTAGAGCTACTGGTCGTAAGCGAGACGGTCGCTTAATTTATCGAGCATGGGCAGAAGATAGCGGTAAGGTTTATAAGAAAGTCGTAGATGCCGTAGAAAAGACGGCAAAAAAATTTAACGCCAAGCAAGATCAGGTTGCATAATGGCCAGTCTAGTCGTCTCCGCATTATCCACATGGAGCAATAAAGGATTAAAGAAGGCTGAAAAGGATGTATCGGCATTCGATAAAACGGTAAAGAATTTAGGTAAAACCTTCGCTGGGGTATTTGCCGCTTCTTCTATTTTAAACTATTCTAAAAATGCTGTTAAAGCTTTTATGGCCGATGAAAAGGCTGCTAAATCTTTAGAGACAGCTTTAAATAATTTAGGTCTAGGCATGTCGGCTCCTGGAGTTGAATTATACATATCAAGCCTTCAAAGAATGTATGGCGTTCTAGATGATGAATTAAGGCCAGCATTCCAAACTTTAGTTACAGCTACAGGGGATTTAACTACCAGCCAAAATGCTTTAGATCTTGCTTTAAATATATCGGCTGCTACAGGTAAAGATTTACAAACAGTCTCGGCAGCTCTAGCCCGTGGTTTTGCCGGGCAGACCACAGCTTTAAGCCGTCTAGGTGCTGGACTAGATAAAACATTACTAGCCACCGGCGACATGAATAAAATTATGGCCGAACTTAATAAGAAATTTTCTGGTCAGGCTACAGCTAGATTATCTACATATGCTGGCCAGATGGCCTTGCTTCAAGTTTACGCCGCAGATGCTCAAGAAACTATCGGTAAGGGTTTAATAGATGCTTTGCAGATATTAGCCGGTGATCGGACTATTCAAGAGTTAGGCAATTCTTTCGACAGTTTATCTAAAGACATAGCCAACGCCTTAAAACAAATGGCTAAGATGTTAAAGCAATTTGAGGACATGGCTAGTAATCCGGCGTTCCAAGCTGTTATAGCTTTGATGCTGCTCAGGGCTGGTCGTATAGATCTACTAGCTAAACTCTTTGCAGGTGCATTATTTACTGGAGTTTTAACAGGTGGCGATGATGGTGGGCCAATTTCTCACGAAGAAAATGTAGCTTTAGCAAGACAACGATTAGCAGATAGAATGCGAGAAGCTAGATTATTAAAAACTTCTAATACCTATAGAACTTTAGAAAATGATCTATTAAAGAAAAAAACAGAAGCGGATAAACTTGGCGAAAAGTTTAACGTAGAGCGCATCGGTTTAATGGCCGCTTTAAATGCTGCAACCGATGAGGAAACTAAATTACGTATTAAATCTCAGTTAGCTATAATGGATGATAACCAAGCTTTAAGCAAAAAATACAATGCTGAATTAGAAGCGGCCGCAGCTTTAAATGCTCTTAATATTGCTACCCGTGGCCTAACCTTACAAATGGGTGCATCTATTTCAGACATTCAAAAATACTTATCAGCTTCAATGGTTAATTATAATCAATCTATATCATCAGGAACAGCTCCTACCGTAGCTCCAAACGCTATTACAGCATCACAGGTAAACGCTTATCTGGCTGCTAAAACTGCCGAGGTTACAGCGGATACACAAAGCTATTTAGAAAAATTACGTACCACAGTTAAACCCGGTTATGAAATACCTTCTATAGAATCTTTCTATGGTGGTCTATCAAGTATGGCTGGATCGCTGCCAAGCTCTAATGTAAATAACAAAGTAGAAGTAACGGTAAACGGATCTATTTTAGCTTTACAGGATTTAGATAAAGCGATCGAAGATGCGATGCTTCGGATTCAGCGACAGAATGGTAATTTAACGCCGGCAGGATCTATCCAGTAATGACCGTGCCAGTAGTAAATGCAATTATTAACTTTTCAACTGGCCCGGGCTTTGCCCAAGCTTGCCTAATCGATTCAGGTGTATTTGGTACTAATATCTTTGCAGATTCCGCAGCTGTAATCGTTGACGTATCCGATCAAATTAATTTAATTCAAACTAACCGTGGCCGTAATGCTGTGGCCGATCAATTTACGGTAGGTACGTGTAGCCTTCGCATAGTCGATCAGAATGGCGATTTCAACCCACAAAATCCAGCTAGCCCGTATTACGAGCTTCTTACCCCTATGAAGAAATTATCTATAACGGCTACTTATGGCGGAGTTACTTATCCTTTATTTGCTGGCTTTATTACCGGCTACCAGACTACTCAGCCTAAAGAAGCTACAGATGTAACCCTTACTACCATCACCGCCGTAGATGCCCTTAGATTGGCTCAGAATGCCCAGATAAGCACGGTAACAGGTGCTACCGCTGGCGATCTAACCGGTACCCGTATTAATCAAATTTTAGACGAGATCGAATGGCCTAACTCTGCTCGGGATGTAGATGCCGGATTAACCACGGTCCAAAATGATCCGGGCACACAGCGCACAGCTTTAGCAGCTTGCCAGACCGTATCAACCACCGAGTACGGGGCCTTCTATGTAGATGCTTCTGGCTCATTCGTATTCCAAGATCGAGAAGTAACGGTCAGCTCGATTGCTGGTACTCCGGTTTTATTTAGCGATGACGGTACCGGGATTATTTATAAAGATGCCGGATGGGTATTAAATGACGTTTTAGTATTTAACAAATCCACGGTAGTAAGAGCTGGCGGATCTCCACAGGTGGCCATAAATCAAGATTCTATAGATAAGTATTTTCTTCACAGCTACTACGTGGATAACCTATTAATGCAGACCGATGCTGTAGCTCTGGATTATGCCCGGGCCTATACCGCATCCCGGCAGGAAACTTCGGTTCGATGCGACTTTTTAAATCTGGACCTTTATACGCCAAATTATAACGCTGGCATAATTGCAGCTTTAGAACTAGATTTCTTTGATCCGATCACCGTCAAAACTACCCAGCCCGGCGGATCGTATTTAGAGAAAACCCTACAGATCTTCGGAGTATCTAACAGAATTACGCCACAGA